GCTGGCTTTACTGTGAAACTGTCTGTTGCGGAATAAGGAAACAAAATGGGAAGTTGGAACAAAACTTGTGGCCTGAGCAATCTCCATATCACCGCAGGTACGCCTGTATACGTATTCGTTCTGGAACAGAACAAAACCTACGAGCACTGCTACTCAACTGGCCTGTTTGCTCCGTTGCTGTTGCCTTTTGAAAGTGTCTATGACGACTACGGTGGCGGCGAAAACAGTTCGGGTCCTGCACTTGACTACATCATGAACATGATCAAGAAGGACCTGGTTGAAATGGAAGTGGGCGAGAATCAATACCACGACATTGAGGTCAAGCGGGAAGGATTCACTCCTGAAAAGTTCTTTGAAGCAGTGCATGAAGACCGTTTGAGTATCAAAAGCCACCGTAATGCAGAGCCAACTCAATTGTACTTTACCATGATGCGTAAAGACATTGTGGACGACATTCTTGCGACCCGTGAGATTCAAGACTATGTGGGCGATGGCAAAGGCACCTGCGGCTATAACAACAACTATGTCCGATACCGGTTTGAGGACATTGTGGCCGATATTCGTCCTTTGCTGAACGAAGCAATGGAAAAGATTGCTGACGCCAAGGACAACCCTACGCTGGCCAGCTACATGCTCTATGATGGATTTGAAGGTATGTTTCCATACGGACATCCTAACAAAGTAGCCAAATGGTTGCGTGGCGACAGTTATCGCTACAGCCGAATCGTGGACATGAAGAGTGTTATCCGTCGAGGACTTGAAGTGGGCACAGTTGCAGCCATCAACAAGTTGGAAGAAATTCTTTCTGAACACGTCAAGTCCTTGTACATTGATGGCTTTATGGAGTCTGCCCGTAAGCTGTGGGTGCCCGGTGGACACGAAGGTAGCCAAAGCACCAGTGGCGGTGCGTTGCGTTTGCTGGGTGCAGCTACTGTTCGTGCCTTAGATCGAGAAAAGGCCAAGTGGTTGGCTGATACTGGTGAAGACGAATCTGAATATTTGGAGGATTGATTATGTTTTGGTTTTTAGAGTTGGTGACAGTTACAATGCTAGTTGCAGCCTGGATCTTTATGTTCTTCGTATTCGATGAAGTAATCCTCAAAGGCTACTTCAAAAATAAATTGCAAAAAAGATTTAAGGTAGAAGAATGAAGCCGTTTTTATTTGTTGCTTTCATCCGTTGGATCTTTAGCAAAATCGTTTCCAACGTGTCTGACGCTAACGCAGAATTCCGCCGTATGTTGAGACACGAAACAGGCCTTGCAGTATTTGCTTGGTGCATAGTAACTGTAATTTTTATGACGGTTGTAACATTGCTTGGCTCATTCACCTTTATAGATACGGCTGCACAACTTGGTTGGTTTGTCCTTGTACAATTTGCAATTTCAGTCTTGTATCTTTTGATAAACGGTGTTACAATAATGTATGAAGCATTTAAACGTGATCGTGAAGAACTGTTTAATATATTGAAAGACACACAATGACACAAGTAATTTATGGACTAACACAAGACTACGGTGACGGCAGTGCCGGTATGCGTTGGTATCGAAACGAAGCCAAGGTTGAAGCACTGCTAGACCCCCGCAGTCCAGACTGGGACGAATCCATGTATGCCAACGAAGGTACTCCCAGTATGGTGCTGACCTTCCCAGCAGACCTAGACCTTAAGAAGTGTGGCTTCAGGTTTGATGACGAGGATGATCTGCTATGACAGTACCACGTGAGCGTACTAATGCAGTGATCTTTACAGAAAGCTTTCTCAAAGATCTGCTGGACCCAAAGAAGACACCGCGAGTGCCAAAGAGTGTTCGCCAACAGGCCGTTCGATGTTTACGACATTATCCGTCGCAGTGGGAAATGGAAACCATTGCTGCTCGTGAAGACGGTGAAGACCACCCGGTTAAACTAAAGATATTTGGCAAAGGATTTGTATGACCGAGTTGGAAACTGCACTGAAGTCACATGACTGGAGTCTATCAGGTTATGTAACTAGACCCGAATTGGACAGACTAATGCGATTGCACGCCGAGCCAGGCCTGGCTCTTTGGGAACAGTATTGCCCTTGGAGCACTACCAATGGTGGCTACATTGCATGGGCCAAGCAATAATCAGCAATTGATATAGTTTCTCCTGGGCACTAAACGGTTGGCTCCGTCCCAGGATTTTATACAGGTACCCCTCGAAAGGTACCTTTTTTTTACCTTAAATACATTCTCATATTGGTTGTAATTGATTACAACTTTCGTGTATAATGTATGTAATATGTCAAAATACTGTATAATGCCATTTGTATCTGTTAGGATCGAGGATGATAAAAATGATTCCAGTATGCGTATCAGACCCTGTTGCTTGTACGATACACAAGATCCGGTTAAATTTAACACAGTAGATGAATACCTGAAATCCGATTTACTACAAGAGTTACAAACTCATTTACTCACACAGGACGAGTTGCCTGCTGCTTGTAAAAACTGTGCAGCCGTAGAATCTCAGAATCAGCTGAGTGTACGGCAACTAAAAAACAAATACTTTTCAATCGACCCTCCGTCTAAAACAAACATAATTGAGTTAGATTTGTTCCCCTCCAATGTGTGCAACCTTTCCTGTATCATGTGCGGTCCAAAGTTCAGTAGTGCAATTGGGGCAGAGCAAAAGCGCATGGGCATGATCAAACAAGTTTACAACTTTGACGAAACTGATTTAATATGCGATGCTATTGAAACTATGCAAGGATTAGAATATGTAAGCATTGCAGGCGGCGAATTCTTCTATGCCAAGCACTGTACTCGAATTTTAAAATTAATCACACAGTCAGGTATTAAAAATTTTAAACTTACTACAAATGGGACTATTTGTAAGACAGCGCACCTGGAACTGCTGCAGAGCATATCGAACTTGACCATCCGATTCAGCTGTGATGGTGTAGGCGATACTTATAATTTTGTTAGGCATCCCAGCAGATGGGATCAAGTGCAAGCTAATATTTTGAAATTCAAACAGGCTCTGCCCCACGCACATTTTGAAATAGTCATGGTTATGCAGCCGTTTACTGTATTTTCTTTGTTTGACTGGTTGAAGTTTGCTCAACAGCACACATTAGAAACACACTGGATCAACATTCAAGGTCCGCGATTTACCTGGAAGATGTTGACCCAACAAGAACGCAACACTGCGTCTGAATTCATTATGTCTAATTTGGATGCAGCCAAATTAGACAGCAAGCAAAAATTGGCTCTGCTAAATTATGCTCGAAATACAATCAGTCAAGAAGTTTATGACTCTGATCATTGCGATCAATCGATCGACTACTTGATCAATGTTTACAAATTGCGTAAACTAACACAGCAGCAGCTAGATAATGTGATCGGTCCGTGGCAGTATCTCAAACAAAAAGTCAACATGAAATTATCAAATGAAACGTGCAACCATAGTAATTAGAGACGAAGTCAATATCAAGATCGAAGGACTTGATTTGGACATTAGAAAAAAGTTAGTCAACACCTTCAAATATGAAAATCCATACGCGAGATATCTACCCAGTGTTCGATTAGGCAGATGGGATGGCAAGGTTGCTTACTTTCAAATGGGAGGCAGCACCTATGTAAATTTGCTGCCAGAGATTGTGCCCATATTAGAACAGTACGATTATGATATTGAACTAGATGATCAACGAGAATACTCCACAGTGTTTGAATTTGATCAAGTAAACGAAAACACATTTGGTCACAAATCTTGGCCAGCCGGACACCCAGTTGAGGGCCAACCTATTGCGATACGTGATTATCAAGTTCAAATCATCAACGACTTTTTGTCAAATCCGCAGTGTATTCAAGAAGTAGCCACAGGTGCAGGCAAGACTATCATGACTGCAGCTCTGAGTCACAGTGTGGAAAAGTATGGACGCAGCATTGTGATTGTGCCCAACAAGGATCTAGTGAGACAGACAGAAAAAGACTACAAGAATCTAGAACTTGATGTAGGAGTTTACTTTGGTGATCGCAAAGAATGGGGCAAAACACACACCATTTGCACTTGGCAGAGCCTGAATGTCATGCTCAAGAACACCAAGTCTGGAGTGAGCGATGTTACCATACATGAGTTTATCGAAGGTGTGGTGTGTGTAATTGTCGACGAAGTACACATGGCCAAGGCCGACGCACTCAAGACCTTGCTAACAGGCGTCATGAGTCAGATTCCAATTCGTTGGGGACTCACTGGCACTGTGCCCAAGGAAAAGTTTGAAAGCCAAAGCCTGTTGGTCAGTCTGGGCCCTGTTATCTCTAAACTGGCTGCTAGCGAACTACAAGACCGCGGTGTGCTAGCACAATGCCACGTGAACATTGTGCAACTGGTGGATCATGTGGAGCACTCAAATTATCAAAGCGAGCTTAAATACTTGCTGGAAGAACCTGGTAGGCTTGACGCAATGGCCGGGCTAATACTACAAGTAAACGAAACTGGCAACACTCTTGTGCTGGTAGATCGTATTGCTGCCGGGCATGAACTGGTATCAAGACTAGGCGACCGTGCTGTGTTTGTATCTGGCGCAACCAAGGGCACAACAAGACAAGAACACTATGACGAAGTTGCAGAGTCCACGGACAAGATCATCGTGGCCACCTATGGGGTGGCTGCTGTGGGCATTAATATACCTCGTATCTTTAACTTGGTTATGGTCGAATCCGGCAAGAGCTTTACGAGGGTTATACAGAGTATTGGGCGCGGGATTCGCAAAGCTGAAGACAAAGATCATGTGCAAATCTGGGATATAACTTCGACTTGCAAGTTTGCCAAACGACATTTGACCAAACGCAAAGCATTCTACAAAGAAGCCAACTATCCATTCACAGCAGAAAAGCTCAAATGGTAATACAGGTTGACTTTGTGCCTGTAAAATTATATACTAAACACTTATGCAAATTTTAACTCTTGACAATGCACCTTATGATCTTGACCAGCTGCCCGACGAAGTAGATGACATGAGGTTTGCAATACTGGACAACAGCGATCCAGCCAATCCAGACTATCACTATATTCCACTGATCTTTCTTGAAAGTTTTAATGCGCCTGCACTAGTATTACAAATTGGTAACCAAAAGATCAAAATGCCCATTGACTGGCAGGTGTTAATTGGAGAACCCGAAATAGGCGATCTAGAAATGCTGCCGTTGACAGCCATTAATGATCGTGGATTCAAGGTTTTTCAATTCAACCCTTTGAGTAGTTTTCGTCCTAGTTTTCCTACTATTGAAATTGTTGATGTATATCAAGAAGTTGCTTGGTATGCGCCTAAATTAAAAAATGGGCAAATGTTAGCAGTACCTATTACTGAAGGTCCCAAGCCTGACTGCATTTATTTTGTTAAAGACATTAGCCGTAACTGTGAAATAGTGGACTACAACAAGGCTTGGTAATCATGGGCTCACTTAAACCTGGCGCAACTTTGATTTACGAACGTGTGGGTGACGAAGTGTATGCCCGAGAGTTTGGCACAACTGACCGCACGTTGGTTGGTTATGATCAAAAATCAGATACAAGGACTCAAGATGGTCGCCCTCTGATTGATCATATGAGAGAAGACAAGTTGTGGGGCAACATCCGGCGAGCTGCTCGCACCAACCCTGCTTTACAAGATGCGCTAGATCGTGCTATAATAATCTATAATTTGAGCAAAACAAATGAGTGACAAACTAGATATTGGTAATGAGATGCGGCAGTTTGATCGTAAGAACAGAAAATTCTACGACGAACTCACAGAAGAAGAACGCAAGAAATTTAGCAACTATCTCATGATTCGATGGGGCAGCAGTGTAGAAGGATCACGAGAGCTGCAAGAATTTTACTTGATAGCTACCAACGAGCGCCTCAACAAGCATTTCTTCAGCATGAGCAAGCATCCTAAATTGCAGTGGCTTATGGCCACAAGTGTGAGTCCCGGTATGGGAACACCTCGTCACAACTGGATCAGCATGAAGAAAAAAGAACCAGGTGCTGGCAGCATGAAAAAGCAATTGGCAGAGTTGTTTCCTCATCTCAAAGACGACGAAGTTGAACTGCTGGCCGAAATCACTACCAAGAAGGAGCTTGATCAATATCTCAAGGATCTTGGTCGAGACAAAAGTAAATGAGTTATATCTGCAAGTATTGCAACAAAAGTTTTGCTCGAGAAGCTACCCTGGCAGTGCATGTGTGCGAGCAAAAACGTAGATATCAAACGCAAAGTGAACCCGGCGACAGGTTGGGGTTCATGGCGTATCTTCGATTCTATGAACTATCGCAGGGACAGAGTAAAAATAAAACATTTGATGACTTTGCAAAAAGTCCGTACTACAAGGCATTTGTAAAGTACGGGCGTTACTGTGTTGACACTAAGGTAATCAATCCCAGTCGTATGATTGAATGGTTGTTGAAAAACAACAAAAAAATTGACAACTGGTGCAGTGACAAAGTTTACACAGAATATCTATTGGATCATTTACGAGTTGAAAATGTCAGTGATGCATTGTCACGAGCAATTGAATACAGTATGACATGGGCAGAACGAACAGGGAATCCTGCACACGACTGTCTCCGTTATGGTAACACCAATGCAGCGTGTCATGCTATAGTAACAGGACGTATTAGTGCATGGGTAATTTACAATAGTGAGTCAGGACAAAAGTTTTTGAGCGAACTTAATCCAGGACAAGTTGCAATGATTTGGTCCTACATTGATACAGACGTTTGGAATCAAAAGTTTCGAGATTATTCTGAAGATCAAAAATATGCACAAGAAATACTAACAAGAGCAGGATGGTAACATGATTAGAAATATCACAGGCGGCGTAGGTATAACTGTTACAGGCAGTGTATACAATACTCCTTACATTGACACCACTAGAGCCAGTTCCGGCATGGTTCGCTACATTGGCGGCAACCTGGAAGTTTACGATGGCAGCTCATGGTTGCCGTTGCAGTCCAGCTATCCAACAATCGAACTGGACGGCATAACACAGGAAGCCATACAATGGACACGCCGCCGGATGGAAGAAGAAAAACGCATGCTGGAACTGGCCAAAACGCATCCCACGGTAGCTGATGCACTGGCGGCACGTGATCGTGCAGAAGATGCTTTGCGAATTGTGATGGCTTTGTGTGAAACCAAATGAGCGCAGATATTGACATTGACATGCCCAACCGGGCTGCAGTGCTGAATTTGATTCAGCACACACCTGCACGACAAGACGCTGCAGGAAGAAAGCATAACTCGGGCATCTATGTAACTGATATTCCACAAGACCCTATTCACGGATGTGCTGCAATAGATTACGAAACTGCTGAACAACGTGGATATTTCAAGCTGGACTTTTTGAATATGAGTGTGTATCAGCTGATTCAGAGCCCGGAGCACTATGAACAAATGCTTGCAGCAACTCCGCCTTGGCAGCGTTTATGGTCTGACGCTGCATGGACTGGTCAATTGGTTCATGTGGGCAACTATTATGATTTGCTAAAAGAAATGAAGCCTAACAGTATACCCAGGATGGCAGCGTTCATTAGCGTAATTCGACCGGGCAAAGCACACCTACAACGCAGGCCATGGGACGAAGTATTTGCTTCAGTCTGGGACGGTGATTCAAGTCGAGGGTTTGTGTTCAAACACAGTCATGCCATCAGCTATGCAGCTCTGGTAGCACTGCACATGAATTTATTGGCCAGTCCTGTTTCCTCCACAATTGACCCCATGCCATGATTTCCAGTGGTGAATCTGCCATTGGCAACATCTTGTTCCAGTAATCATGGCATGATTGGTCTGCGGTTAAATTCAATTGTTTGCACAAATAATAACTGCCTCCGTTGACAAACAACTTGCGGTATTCTAGATTAACATGCTGATACTCGGGCTCTGGATCAATCTGTATATAATTACTTTGTAGTTGTTTTTTAAAATACTGTTGTCTAAATTTGTTGTCAATAGTAGCAGGATCAATTTGCTCGTAAAAGCGAATCACATGATCGATATCATTACCGGACACTAGAGTTTTTACCTTGTTTTCCCAGAAAATTTTTGGTAGACTTTCTTTGTCGGGTACAATATGGCAAATACTGATCCCGTGCCCGATATAATCTTCCATTCCAGAAATTGCACAAGGATGCCATGCGCCTGCTCTGGTAATACTACTATGTGAATCTATTGTTACATCGAGCTCTTTGAGTTTAGTGTGCAAGCTGCAATTACTAGACAATTGTTTGGTAAATCTCATGTTGCCGTTGCTTTGCCCTGTTGCAGGATCAATAACCCAGTTGTTGTTGAAATAGTTGGGCAACATTCCTAGCCAACCTGCAACAAAGTCAATCCTAGACCCGGGCTGACCCGATACCAACATCAGTTGTATAAATTCCATATTAGTTGACCTTGCGGACTAGCATTATGGATTTTCTTTTGCTTTTTCTACGTGAAATATCGGCCAGGCTGCACACTGGACCATGGACTATTTCAAGATCTTTGTTGACAAATGTTCGTAAACACGGTTTAAATTGTGCCCAATCGGACTTGAGAAAGATGTTTATGGGTATGCTTCTGTTGCTTTCCCACCACCAAATGTTGGCTAAATCCAGAAATTTTCGTTTATGTGTTTGATCTATTATTGCCCCAAAATCGTAGATAGTTGTGACAAGATCATCTTGATTTTGTATAATACCCACGTATTCATTGTTTGCATATATGCACAGAGTAATGAATGGGTATTTGTCTGTAAGCTTTTTAAATAAATCGCTGCCCATAAATATTAGTCGGAGATCCTTATGTATTCAACCACGGCGTATTTATATCAGCAAATTACCAAAGTATTATTGATTGACACCAGTGGTGTGGGTGCAGTATTTCAACGGAGGTGGAGTCCTGTGTATGCAAAAAAATTAACCATCAACAAAGGTGTTGATAATGTGATCTTGTTTGAGTTTGTAAACCAAGATCAAAAACCTGTAAATGTAACAGGTAGCACTTTTACCTTCAGACTTATCAACACTGCGGGATCCGCACTGATATTTTCTAAGGAGATGACAATTTTAAGTGCTGCTCAAGGTCGTGCAAAGGTAACATTAACTGCAGAAGAAACTACTGCATTTCCTGCTGAACCATCTTGTTACAGCATTGAGAAGTCAAGTGGCAATCTAACCGAAGCTGTATTTGTGGATGCACAGGCACAAGCACGTGGAGATGTTGATGTGTTTGATAGTGTATTTCCAGAGTTTGTACCAAGTCAAACCTGTACTATTCCTGAAATATACGGTCCTCAAGGATATCCTACTACGGTCAATGCAGGATCCTATCCAGATTGGGCTCGTAATCCCGGATATCCTTATAGTACACAGTTGGCTGACACAGAACGCTACACCAGTCAAGTTCCTACTACAGGAGCTGGACTGACCACCTTTGCAATAACCATGGACCATTTCACCGGCAATATCAAACCGGAAGCAGCAGAAGATTACCAATCAGTATTTTTCAATGTAGGTGAAGTACACAGTTATTACAATCACACAGGAACAGTTCATCTCAATGTACAAGGATACCATCCATTGATTCGACTGGGCATCAATAGTTATAGTGGTCAAGGAGCGCCCACTGGTTCATCCACTGCCACAGCCACTGCTACTGTTGCTAATGGGCAAATTCAAAGCATTACAGTTACATGGCCCGGTGGCGGCTATCTAGCACCACCAAATGTCAGTATCATTGGAGTTGGTGCAGGTGCACGAGCCGAAGCAGAAATTAATGCC